TAAAGCTAGACTTTCTACTGGACTTATATCTGGTATTACTACTAACCCTACTCTTATATTTAAAAGTGGAAGACATCCACAGGAGGTATATTGGGATTTAATTAAATTAGGTATTAAAGATATTAGTATGGAAATAGTGGGAGATAATGAACAAGATCTCTTCTCTAGAGCAATGGGACATGTTAAAACCTATGGTGAACATGTTACTATTAAACTTCCTTGTACAATAGATGGTTTAAAAGTCTGTAAGCGTTTATCAGATGTAAATGTAAGAACTAACGTAACCTTAGTGTTTAGTCCAGCTCAAGCGATATTAGCCTCCTTAGCAGGTGCGACTTATATATCACCCTTCATAGGAAGAATGGACGATAATTCACTAGATGGAATGAAATTAATTAATGATATTAGTAATACTTTAAGATCAGATACAAAGATATTAGCTGCCTCTATACGTGATCCTCAGTCTGTAGGTACCGCCTTTGCTTTAGGTGCAGATATTTGTACCGTACCTGTAGATGTGTTTGATAGAATGTATAATCATGTGTTGACAGATAAAGGTGTAGAACAGTTTGAGAGGGATCATGCAGCGGCATCAGATTAAATCTAAATGGTACTACATATTCTGGGGAATAGCTACCGCCTCAGTGGTAATGGGGCAGTTCCAAGTAGGTAATGGCTATAGACAGATGGTAAACAGTATTGAACAAATCAAGAATGAAATATGCAAAAACCTGAATTGATTGAAATGTCACCTGCAGGAGCGACAATACACTCTTATGATATCGAAGGGGGTCAGACGACTTTCCATCGATACCTAGGGTGTTACCTGGGTTCCTGTGAGTTCTACAATACCTTAGACGACGCTAGACAAGCCCTTAAATTTTGACATAATTTTGTCAGGTGGAGTACCATTCTCGGGCGAGACTCATTCCCCCCGTTGGGGTCTCAGCGTTTTTCTTTATACTAACCGCTCGCTTCGCTCGCTTCCTCAGTGATACATAGCACGTGCAATATTATTTTCATTGTTGTTAACGAGCGAGCACGAAGTGCGAGCGGGTTTGTATCACTCAAGGTGTGCTCATCTGTGCCGATTTGTTATTACTTAGTAGACACACAGTTGTTATCATTATTACAGAGTGTAACGATATGTTGATATTGCTTGTGCTATGCTGTTCATGCTGCTATACTTAATATGTAATCAAACGAGGCATTCAAATGTTCTTAAATCGTCAACAATTAGCTATGAGTTTATCACAATTAGTTGAGACAGATTACGAGTTATTAAATGATATTCTAATTGAATATTGTATGATGATTGATAACAACAAGCTCGATACACTTGAGCAACATGTTAACAACAACATCAATGAACTTATGTAATCATTGTTCTCACTAACTGTTCACTCACTAATTACAAACAACTCATGAATTATTACACATCATTAGTTAAAACAATTGACAAGCTACATGATGAAGGTAAGTTAGTCAAACTCACTAAATTACCATCAGTTGTTAACATCAAGCGTAAGTCAGTTAAGTTTTAATTAACGCTCGTAATCAACCTGATGTTCTAGTCATTTAAGCAGGTGCAATTCCTGCCCAGGTTATTGATAGTTTATCTATCAAATTGTCCACACTAATTAACACAATCGATTAGCTCATGAAACTAACACCAATCGCCGCCAATCGTAACGTAATAAGTTACAACAATGGCAGTGAAGTCTTCTTCAGTTATAGTACACCAGTAGCAGGATATTGTCCTGATAAAGGTTATATTAAGACTGATAGATGGTATAGTTCAACAACAACTAGACACATTAATAAGTATCTAGATGGTATTACAAACTGTGCCGAAGTTTCACAAGAAACTATTAACAATCTAGTAGGTAATTAGTCATGAAAGTATTAACAACTGAACTCTCACAATATGATATTTATGATAACTATTTTGAGTCTGAATATTGTAACTCAGTGTTAGAATGTGCAGACTTCGATGGTAATCTATCTGAAGCTAATGTTATTAAATTACTTTCAGATCACGGTCAAAGTTATCATGAATTCGTTGAAGATTGCGGTGTTGATTATCATGCTAACACCATCTTATCTTGGCTAGGTTATTAACTCTTTCCTCGTGTTATTCTATTTATTAGTTAACACGATGAAGGATTTAATTCCTTCTTTAATGTACACTTTATTATCACAATCGATCATGCAAGCTTTTAAGAACTTCGAATCATCTGCTGTTGAAACTTTATCACTCGATCCAGAAAATGGACGTGTTGAAGTAGGATTTTATTCAGGAGATTACACATACTATGGTGTATCGAAGCGTGCAATTCAAAAGCTAATTAACAATCCAGCACAGTCAATTGGTAGTTGGGTTAACAACAACTGCTTAAGAGCAGAAGGTGTTACATATGAGTATGGTTTCGCCTCTTAAGTATTAACAACTGTTCACTCCTTAACTATCAATTAACTACATGAATTACGCATCCAAAACTAAGGACAATCTTATCAAGATTATCGATATGAAAGATAGAGAAATCACTGATATTCTCTCATCTTCATTAACATGGGGTAAGGAAAATGATGATCTTAAAGAACAACAAACAATCCTAATTTGGCTGCTATTTATTATCGCTAGCATAGGATTTATGTTCTAATTAAAACTTATTAGGAAATGAGTTATTAACATTTAGTAGCTCATTTCCTTTCTTTTTATATCCAATTTTCACAATCGACAAGGACGCAAGGACGCACTATGAACAACGAATACGCAGTATTCCTACGCAAGGACGAGTGGGAAGATGTCATTGACTTCATTGCTGTTACATCATTTGATGATAATCAGACTGATCAATTAAATGCCTATGGTATAAAATTAATTGAAGCCATTAAGGAGCAAATCAATGCATCATGACTTATTGTTTAAGATTTATTACAATTCAAGGAAGTTGACACATGCTGATGTTAGACTACCTAATATAAAGCCTGAGTTTCAAACTTATCAGGTTAGACCATTTCGTACACACTCTAATCTAAGGACTTATGGTTAGTTTTATCGTACTACTTTGTACTATCATTCTTCTTTATATATTTCTGAAGAATACAATCAATCACTCATGATTTATTATGAACCACCCTATTCAATTAACATTGGATCTTCCAGAAGTTGAATTACTTATTAGTTTTCTTGCTCAGAATTATCATTATGAGTCAGATGATAGTAAGTTATTAAATGTATGGAAAGAGATTCATCATCAAACCTATTCCTAAATCTTCACTATGAACCACCCAAACACACCAGTCTACTACACAATTAGTAGCGTATGCCAGTATGATGGTACATCCACTGTCCTTGCTATATGTGAGGACATGAACGCAGTATCATATAGATTAAAACAATGTTACACTACATGTGGTGATGAATATGTTATCAATGCATATCATTTAACCACTGCATCTGATGCTGCTGAGAAATACAATGAGCAGTTAATATCAAGGAGAGAGTATCAAGCAAAGGAGAAAGAGAAGGAAGAGAAGATTAAAGCTTATGATGAACTTCAAGATAAGGAGGAAGAATGAAAGATGAACTAAAACAAGCTCTCCTATCCCATGCACGTGGGGATATGGAGAAGCATTTAGCTAATGTTAAAATATACTTAAACAATCCAGTTGGTATAGGAGAACATAGTGATGTCATGAAATCCATTGAGGATGAGTTAGCACAAGTTGCTTACTATCGTGATATTATTAACGTGCTTAAGGATATGTTATGATTCACAATCGATGGACAAGGACGTAGAGGTTAATGTCAAATTAACTACTAAAGAGATACAATTCATCTACGATACATTCCAACGTAGAAGCTGGTATCGCAACATGGAGTTGCCGTTAGGTAACCCATGGCAACCATGGATGAGGGATACTATGAATAGACTTAAACCCTTTTGTTACAGGACTTATGACTAAATACATGTGCTTCCTTGAGAGTGGCAGAGATTTTGTTATCACTGCTGACGATGACATGGACGCAGCCTACACAGCCACAGCTTATGCTGCATGGATGTATGATGATTACCTTACCGACTTAGAACCAATTCACGATGTCTAAACGCAAACCCTATCACCACAACAACTGGAAACAATACAAGGATTCTCCAGATAAATTCTTTATACCACTAGCCTTTGACGAATTCATGGATTGGAAGATAGCTGGATGGGAAATACCATCATCAGTATCTTGTATCATCCGAGAACATAATCGTGTTACTGGCAAGATTAAAGAACATGTATATAAGCGTGAAGGAGACGCAAGGAACAAAGCCCGTGCTATAATGGAAGCAGGTGAATCTGATTTCACTGTATGCACTAGAGATGCTATCAAGCAAGTTTACCAACAACCATACGAGGACTATGACTACGATGAATATTGAGGATGTATATACTTATGCTAAACAAGCATATGATTTAATCCCTGATGATCACCCACACAGTGAGGAAATAAAGCAGTTACTAATAGACCAAGTTAATGATGAGTTACATGACTATGATGCTACCTCAGTCCCTTATAGAAGAACAGACACAACTAGAAAGGGATCAGATTAGACAAGGACTCAAAGGTCTTATAGATAATACTATGAAGTTAGAAGACAAGAGTTATGCTTCAGCTTCAGTATATGGTATTGCATCTATTGATACTATCTTACCATTAGTGGTTAAAAAGATAGAAGATACTCACAATCGAATCCACGCAGGTCACACTGGTATAGCATTTAAAGAGATACATCAATACTTAGCAGGTCTAGAAGCGTTCGCTGCTGCTGCTATAGCTTGTAAGATAACCTTTGATAAGGTCTTTAGCTTTAAGGAAGGTAGTAACTTTGCTGTCAATGTATGTGACTCTATTGGACATGCGATAGAAGATGAGTGTCAAATGAGATACTATGAGGACGCAGCTCCAGGTCTCTTACAAACACTCAAGGATAACTATTGGCATAAGTCTAAAGGTACTCAACAAAGACTCATATCAATACAGACTTTAATGAATAAGTCTGATATTCAAAAGTGGCAAGGATGGGGAAGATCCATTCGTGTTAAATTAGGAGGCTGGTTATTAGACTGTATCATGGAGTCTAGTGGCTGGTTCTATAAACAACCTCTCAGAGAAGGACGTAAGACCACTGTATACGTTCTACCTAGCCCAGAGTTCTTGGATATCAAGGACGAGGTTATGGCTAATGCAGAGCTTTTTAGCCCTCTTGCATGGCCTATGCTCATACCTCCAAATGACTGGGGAAGAGATGGTACGGAAGGTGGATATATCCTCAATGAGGTCATGAAAGGACATGATCTTGTACGAAGGGGAGACCGCCACCGTATACAGGGAGAAACACCAGTTGACTTCTTGAATAAGATTCAGAAAGTCGGGTATAAATTAAACCCATTCATAGTGGATGTTGCTAAGCATCTTGAAGCTAGAAGAATTGGTGTGGGAAAATTCCTTCCTGTAATGGATTACGATCTACCACCTAAACCTGTAGATATAGCAGATAACGAGGAGTCTCGTAGAGATTACCGCCGTAAAGCTGCTGAAGTAATGAATAAGAGAGCGCAAGAAGTCAGACGAAGTTGTAGAACTAGAATGACTATGAAGGCGGTAGATAGGTTTAGAGATAGAGAACGGTTTTATATTCCGTGGTCTTTCGATTACCGTGGAAGGGCATATCCCATTCCAGCTTTCTTAACACCACAAGATACAGACTTTGGCAAGGCACTGATTGTCTTCGCTGATGCTGCACCTATCACCCATGATGCAAACAAATGGCTTGCGTTTCAGGTTGCAACTACTTATGGTCTGGATAAAGATACATGGGAGAAGCGTCAAAGTTGGGTTAAATTCAACCATTGCCTCATTACAAGAATCGCTAAGTTCCCAATTGAATCACTACCTGAATGGGAAGTAGCTGATGAGCCGTGGCAATTTCTTGCCGCATGTGAAGAATATTATCATTGTGTCATAAAGCAAGATCGTAAGACTACGAGATTATGTGTGAGCACTGACGCCACATGTAGTGGCCTCCAAATTTTGGCAGGCTTGGCACGTGATAAGAGTACAGCTAAACTTGTTAATGTATTACCTAGTGATACACCACAAGATGCTTATAGAGTTATAGCTGAACATTCTAAACCTAACATACCTGAATACTTACATAATATATGGGATAGATCTCGGGTCAAGAGAACCGTGATGACAATACCCTACAATGCTAAACCTTTCTCTAATCGTTCCTACATTAGGGATGCATTAAGTGAGGGAGGTATAGATATAAATAAAGATGATCTCACAATCGTTGTTGCTGCTGTGCGTCAAGCTATGAATGAAATAGTTCCTGGCCCTATGGCAGTAATGAAATGGATTGAGACTGAAGTAGCTAGTGCTATTAAGGATGGAGCTACACATTTAGAATGGGTTACACCATCTGGATTTGTTGTAGTCCAACGCTTAATGAAGAGACAAGTAGAGACTATTGACCTTAAGTTATTAGGTCGGTGTCGTCTCAAGGTAGCTACTACTGAAGGGGATCAAGTAGATAGAAATAGACACAAGGCTGCTACTGCCCCTAATCTAATACATTCACTGGATGCTAGCTTGCTACATTTAAGTGTTAAACGGTTTGATGCACCAATAGCATTGATTCATGACAGTGTATTAAGTCGTGCTACAGATATGGGAATCCTTGCTACAATAGTAAGGGAAACATATATGCACTTATTTGCTGAACATGATTACCTAACGGACTTTGCTTCTCAGATAGGAGCGAAGACTGAACCACCGATTATTGATGATCTTGAACCATCATCAGTAATTGATTCAACTTATTTCTTTTGTTAAATGCACCACTATTCATTATTCGATAGCTTTTTCAACCCACCTACTATAGTTGTTGTCTCAGAAGAACGACTAAAGAAGGCTGAACAAGAACAAAAGCAAAGACAATTAAATTCACTTGATGAGCGTATTAAACAACTCACTGAGTACAGATCAGAACTAGCTAAAGAGCTAGAACCACAATCCTTAGAGGAGGCATTAACTGGTGAGTAGAACTATTCACAAGACTGACAAACCTGTAACACTTGAGGGATTCCAAGCAATACTATCACCTAGTAAGTTTGGTTATTCTCTCTCGGCTGTAGTAGACTCTAAGTTAGTCGATAAACTAGAAACAGAAAGGGCTGATGTCCTTAAATGGGCAGAGTCTAAGTTAAAGAATCCTAAGAGAGCTACACTCAAACCAGAACCATGGGAAGAGGTAGCCAAGGATAAGTATAAGATTAAATTCTCATGGAATGAGGATAACCGTCCTCCTGTGGTAGACACAGAGGGCACACAAGTAACTGACACAAAGACTCCATTATATGCAGGATCTACTGTTAAACTGGGTTTCTATCAAAAGCCTTACATTCTACGGGATGGGGTTACCTATGGTAGTTCTCTCAAGTTGGTTGGTGTTCAAGTTGTCTCAGTAAAAGGAGACGCTGGTGTTGATACTGGTGATCTAGATGCTGATGCAGTAGCTGAGTTATTTGGTAAATCATCTGGATTTAAAACAGCTGATCCAAATGTAACTCCCACCAATGAAACGGAAACCGAAGAAGAAGACTTCTAAATACAAATCTGGTTTAGAAGAACAAGTTGCAAAATTACTAGAAGGTCTTGGAGTATCATATGAATACGAATCATGTAAGATTCCTTATACCATTCAGCATAATTATCATCCTGATTTTATCTTACCAAACCATGTACACCTTGAAGCTAAGGGATACTGGTCTGCCCCTGATAGGCGTAAGATTGCTGCAGTAAAAAGGGATAACCCTGATTTAGATTTGCGTATGGTATTTCAAGCACCTTTTAATAAGATAAGTAAAGGAAGCAAGACAACGTATGCCAAATGGTGCGAGAAGCACGATATACCTTGGACTAGCTTCCATGATATACCACTCGACTGGTTAATATAATGACCGAGAACGAGTTCGTAAGGCATATACCTTGCGACAAATGCGGCTCATCAGATGGCAATAGTTTGTACTCTGATGGGCATACTTTTTGCTTTGTCTGTCATAATAGAACAGGCGGAGATAATGTTATTCACAATCGAATGCCCAAAGATGTCACACTCAAAGGATCAGCCGAACGGCTGCATAAACGAAACATCTCTGAGAAAACTAACCAATTCTATAGGATTTACAGAGACGGAGACACTCTACGCTTCCCATATTTTACAGGCGATGGAGTTCTTAAAGGGATCAAGATAAAGAATAAGAAGAAAATTTTTAAGTATGAAGGCGAAACTACTGATACTCTCTTTGGTCAGCATTTATTTCCTAGTAGCGGTAAACGGATCGTTATTTATGAAGGTGAATTAGATGCTGCTAGCGGCTATGAAGCAATGGCTGGATGGCCTCACGTATCGTTACCGCATGGTGCGGCGTCGGCCAGAAAGGATGTACAAAAACAAATCCCATTACTACAGGGCTATGAAGAAATCGTACTCTTTTTCGATTCCGATGAGCCAGGTCGTAAGGCGGCGGAGGAAACGGCTGGCATCTTACCACCTGGCAAGGTCAAGGTCGCTAGGCTTGAAGGCTACAATGACCCCTCGGAGGCTTTACAAGCTAACGATGCTGAAGCGATTCGAAAAGCTATATGGGACGCTAAGTCGTACCGACCTGATGGTATTATTGAGGGAAAAACGCTACAAAAATTAGTTACTACACCTATACCACCTGCTGACCATGACTACCCATTCCAAGGGTTACAAGATAAATTGCACGGGATTAGATATCAGGAGCTTACAACGATTACTTCTGGATCTGGCCAAGGAAAATCGACATTCTGCCGTCAACTTGCAGTTAACCTACTCACCAAAGGAGTACGGGTCGGGTACTTGGCACTTGAAGAGTCAAATAGAAGAACCGCACTTGGATTGATGTCCACAGCTGTTGGTAAAGCACTACACATTGGAGAACATGACCAATCAGAACTCGAAGACGATTTTCGTAATACCCTTGCTAATTGGAATCTCTACCTGTTTGATGGCTTTGGTTCTTTTGACCCGAGCGTGGTTTACAATAGGATCGAATATCTTGCCAGTGGATTGGAGTGTCGTGTTGTATTCCTAGATCACCTTAGTATATTACTGAGTGGTCTTGATGGAGATGAACGACGCACAATCGATCAGACAATGACCAGACTAAGATCATTAGTTGAACGCACAGGAATATCACTGTTCCTTGTATCACATTTACGGAGAACAGGAAATGATAGGACTTCGCACGAAGAGGGAGGTAAAGTGTCCCTCAGTCAACTCAGGGGATCTGCGGGAATCGCTCAACTTAGCGATCAAGTCATTGCCCTCGAACGAAATCAACAGTCCACAGATGAACGAGATATTACGACTCTTAGAATTATTAAGAACCGCTATTCTGGTGAAACAGGCTACGCAGGAAAAATAAAATTTGATTTAAACACTTCACGTTTTACTGATTATGAAACTACGGAAGCACCAATTTTCAACCCCAGTACCGACTTCTGAGTTGAAACAACCTAACCCACCTACGAAACAAGCAATTGAAAAGGCCAAGTTTAAAGACAAAACATTCCACTGGAACGGTGGTGTTCGATCTGGAAACAAACGGACTTCTAAATGATGCCACTCGTATCCACTGCCTTTCACTCTATTGGGAGAAAGATGATCGAACTGAAACGTTTAATGATGAACCCTACACGGATAATCCGAAAGATTTACCGATGGCTTCTAACCACTCCATTACTACAGGAATCGGTTGGCTCGAAGTGGCTGACGTTCTTGTTGGTCACAATATCATCGGCTTTGACATACCTATTATTAAAAAGCTTTACCCTTGGTTTAATCCTAGGGGGACTATTGTTGATACTCTTTTGCTATCTAGGCTTTATCATCC